TGATGTTATTTTATTTTTTACTTCTTCAACTTTTTCTAAAAGAATGTCATTGTCTGTTGTTCTGTGTAATTCAGAAACCATACTAAGTGTATTTGACTTGATTCCTTCAAGATAATCTGTAAACTCACTCATGTCATCACTTGCTGCAGCAAAGACATAGTTCTTTATAATGTCTTTTTGCTCGGTGGTAAGAGTTCCAGCGTACTTTTCATTTAATTTCTCAGTCATAATCTTTATGACAAGCTTATCTGTATCTTCTGTTTTTTGTTCAGCGAGAACTGGGGCGGGCACTTTTACTTCAAGAAGTTTATGTATTAACTGCCCCTCATACATGACCATCTTTGCAAGGTCAGCTCTATCATCGCTTTGCCAGTCATTAATAAGTGTCTGAATTGTTGCATAAGTTTTATAGTCTGAGATTGATGCAGAGTAAAATGTTTCTTCATTTATCTTATAGTTGATATCATGAATTAATCTTCCTTTTTCCGCTTCTAGCTTCTCGCCATCTATTCTTTTAGCTGCTGCTTTTGATTCTTGTATTATTGCAGCTGCAATCGCACTATCATCAGCAGTAGAAGTTGTAAGAGCTTTAAATAATCTGAACTCTTTGAATAGCTCTGTATTCTTGTCAAATCGTTTCTCTATAATATCGAGAGCAATTTGAGCATCAGCTTTTTTGTTTTCTACTAGTTTTGAAGATATGTGTTTAAGCAAAAGCTCATATACAATACCGACATTTCTTTTTTTGTTGTGTTTTGCCATTTTGGTTTCCATTTAAATTAATTATTCTTTATTATCTTTATTTTCTTTTAAACCATCAAATGATTTAAGTGTTGATTTAAGTTCTAGCGTCATTTTTGCATTTTCATTAAGCTTGTCATCAATGTAGCTGTTAAAGCTAAATTCTTCTTTTTCTTCCATTATCATAGGTTTAGGTGGCCTAATAGCGTCAACAGTTGTTTTAAGTGTCCTGTTTGACTTTGAACCGTAAGGGTGTGCCATAGAGTCTTGATCTTGCTTGCCGTATCTGTGCTTTCTAACATTAGGCCCATATCTATTTACATTAGTCGCTCTTGGCCTGTGGTCTATATTATTATTAGCTGTAACAGGTAGTTTATGACCATGCTTATTAACTCTATACTTCTTTTCACTTTTAGCTGGGCTTGAAGTATCGGCATTTATTGACTTAGGTGAAACAATTCTATTCATTTTGTCCTGTGCTCTTAATGGAGCATCTTCATCTGTAATTGATTGCTGAATTGCGTCGTCTTCATCAATTATATTATCTGGCTTTTCTTCTATTTCCATCATTGGTTCATCTGGAGGCGGGCCAACTTCCATGCCGACGGCTGCATCATTTGATGAAACAACACTTTCTACATCAAGATCTTTAAGTTTATCACTAATCCTGCCATCTTCAATTGCAGAGATTTCCTCGTCAGTCATTCTAAAGACATTTTTACGAATCCACTGGCGATCCACGAGGCCTTCAGGAACCTGTCCTGCGATTTCAAATCGTGTCCTAAACAACTCTAGCTTTTGCTGCTGCGCAATTGTTGATGGGTTAGAAAGATTAAGTGTGAAGTCAATTAAATCTTCGCCATCGAAGCCGTTCGCATACAAATGTATTACTGCTATTTTGTTAAGCTCTGAAATTATCGTCCTTTGCATCCGCTGTATTGTGCGGGAGAAACGAACGTCCTCCTGAGCCAATGTTGCTTTCGCGCCGAGACCTTCATCATAACCAAGATATGCCTTAGGAATCTTAAGTGCAGCAAAAAGTTTCTTTTGAATATATTCAACGTCTTCAATCGCAGTCGTATTAGTTCCACCAGCAAGCGTTTCAATTTTTGTTCCAGAATCTGAACCCCTTACTGGAAGATAATAGTCTTCGTCAACAGACAACGGGTTATATCTTAAATCTACACGGCCGCTTGTTGAATCAACAACTTGATTTCGTTTAAGCGTCGTTTGGACCTGCTCCATATAATTGGCTATATCCTCTGGCGGAACATTACCAACGTCTACATAAAATACGCGGCGCTCTGGTGATCTAACAACGCGATAAACAAGCATAGCGTCTTCAATTAGGATTAATTGTCGCCAAATTCTACGTGCTGGTTCTAGAACTGATGAGCCGTAAGGTAGAAATGCATCATTACCAAGCAATCTAAAGTGTGATATCTGCCAATTTTCTAATATCTGGTTTCCTTGTGTGATCCAACGGAATCTTACAGCCATAGGATCATCAGGATCATATCCTTCTTCACGTTCAATTTCATTAACTGGAATTGGAAATGCATTAATAATGCCGTGATCAGGAGAAACATCGTTAAAAAGGAAAAAATCCCCATATTTACAAAGATTTCTTGCCCATGATGGAAGATTAAAGTCAACGTTTAGTGTATCAAGAAATAAATCGTTTAATAATGCTTCTACTTGTGGATTATTTGAATGAACATGTAATACTTGACCATGCTCATCAGACGCACATATTTCTTCTGAGTATATGTCTAAGGCACTTGCTATTTCAGGAGAATATTCCATTTCTCCGAAGTCTGCAGACCTTGCCATTCTATCATAAGATCCGTATGCAGACATAGCTGTATTATAAATAGCGCTGTTTGATTTACGAAATAACTCATATGCTGATGAGCCTATATTATTTTGAGCCGAATCTCTAACTCTTCGCTTAATAACTGGACCACTTCTAAAAAGACGTGTTAAATTACCAAATAGATTTTTATTTTCTGCCATTATTCTCTCACAAAAGTATTATGCTAAAGCACTTTTATTTTTATACAGTATGTATTAAATATACAGTATTTTAATATTTTATTTTTGCTTTGTTTATTATTTTTTCTTATTACTCATCACCCAAGCGAACATTGGATCAATTTGTTGTGTATGTGTAGCCACAGAAGCTTTTGATCCCGGTGCACCAAACTGAGTTACTGGAATTATTTTTGTGTTGCTTAGCTTTGTTTCTACCTTATTTCCATCATGTTTTGTTGATGTTACACACATTGCAGCTAGCATTGCATCATTAATAGCATTTGCCTTTGCACCGCCATCAGATGAACCATCATATAACCATACACCAATAGCCATGCTCATTATAAGATCATCATTATATCCTTTTAATGCTTGCGCTTTATTTCCCTTCCATGCGAAAGTTTTCATCTCAGCATAAAAACGTGAAGAATATATTATAATATTTTTATTTCTTATTGTTTCTTCAAGCTTTGTAAGAATTTGTGGTCTTGTTTTTCCAGATGTAGTAAAACCAGCAACTGATACATCTTGATCTGGTGTATAACCACCAATAAATGCACCTTTTCTATTTCTGTAATACATGTTAGGATATTTTAGGTCTTTTAATTTTAATATCGTGGCATATCCATAGCTATTGTTTTCTGGGCACATTAACGCTTTATTATATTTTAATCCATATTCGTTTAATAACTCACCATATCTATCAGGCTGTATTTTGCCTTGAAATTCAACGACGACCTCACCGATGTCAGCATCAATAATATGAAATGTTGAAAAATCCTTAGAATCACCACGAGAAATGTCAGCTGACATAATGTATTTATGTTCGCTTAATGGCTGTTTCCATACCCATATATTTAGATTAGGACCTTCCCTATCAATTGGTTTTCTTATTGTCGTATTTACCCATTCAATATCATCTTCAGCCAAGAAAACATCCCCAGATGATGCAAAGTCGCAAAGGTACTCTTGCGCGGTTTGACGCTTTGATAAGTTGTTTGTTATTGTTTTAAACCATTCATCATCATGCTCTGGATGAACACTCCAAGGTAATAGTATAGGCTTAAAATCATTTGAACTTTTTTCTGCATCTGTATAAATTTTATGAAACTGACCTCCTACTCCATTTGGTGTTGATAAAATAATAGCACGACCACCAGTAGTTAATGTTGGATATAGACCAGTCCATAGTGTGTCAAAGTTATGAATGAAAGCTGCTTCATCAATAATAAGGAGCGAAAGTGCCTCAGAGCGTCCAGCATCATCAGACGTCGGAACAGCCTTAATTGATGATCCATTTGAAAATTCAATCATTTGCTTATTATCAGAAACAATTCCCGGTAAAACAAGCCACTTTGGCATCTCTTTAATAACTGTCTTGACTTTCTTGATGAAGTTCTGTGCCACAGCAAGCTTGGTAGCAATAACTAATATGTTTTTATCTTTTTGAAATAATGCCAGCCACACAGAATATGCCGCGACTAATGTAGAGAGGCCTAATTGGCGTGATTTATTAACAACAACAAAGCGATTATCAATAAACTCTTGCGTACAATCATCCTGAAACGGATATGTTTTAAATGATATTCTTCCACGTACTGGGTGCTGTATTTTCACGTAC